TATGTAAGCATCAATTTTACAGACCATGAAGTCTTACCATTACCTACATAGTTGCTACAAATCACAAGATTGTTTTTCTCTGACCTAACAAACTGATTGATGTTGTTACGTATATCAAACAATTCACTAAATGCCTCTTCATCACCATTCATAGGGATTAGTCTATCTTCAATCCATTGATATTTGGGTAAATTAGCTCTCTTTAACAAGTATTCCTCTGTATTTGTTAGCACTTTATTACTGTCCCATATTGTAAAGTTTTTTTCCATCAGAATAATTCCTTTCCACTTTCTCTAAGCATTACAATATTATTTTGTACTTCTTCTTGTGTTGTTACTTTTATGACATCAGATAATTCCTCTCTTTTATTACTTAATTTACTTTTTGACTCCTGTAATTCATAGAAACAATGCCACTGTCTATTGATACTCTGCTGAACAATAGCAATCTTATCACCATCAAGTTTATCAAGCTCGTCTAATCTGCGTTTATAAATAGCTAGTGTGCGTATACGCTTAGGGTCTTTGCTTTTATATGACCACTCTAAATGGTCTTGCAATAATAACTGAACAGGAGAATTAAAGTATCGTTTTTTAATCTCGTCTAAACACTTATCATATTCTGACTTTTTCTTTCTTTCTCTGATATGCTCATCTATTATCTCACCGCTCTCTAAATCATCATTTAGACTTTCTCTTTTCTTATAGACCTGAGAATGATTTTTAGAAAGAGCACCGGCTCCGGTGCTTTTTTTATTAGTATTTGGTTCTTTAGTATTTGGTTCTTTAGTATTTATTTGGTAGGGGTTTTCAGTAGCTTGATTTTCAGTAGCTTGATTTTCAGTACACTGAAAACCAGTGTCTTGAGGATTTATAGGTTTTTCATATATCACATAGTCGTAATCTATACGATTTAATGTGTATGTACTGCCATCTGAGTTTTCTATGATTGTTCCAGGCATCAACTTTACTACTTCAAGATATCCAAAACTCTGTAATTCTTTTAATGCGGAAGTTATAGCATCTTCTCCATCTTTATGACATTTGCACATACCTTTTATTGAGTAATCCCAGTTATCTGGAAGTGAGAGCATCCAAGATAAAAGACCTTTTGCTTTTAAAGACATTTTCTTTTCTCTAAAATGATAATTGCTCATTATTGTAAAATTTTCTGATTTTTTCACCCTAAATATCCCCATGATATTAACCTCCAATATATTAATTCTCTTTAATTAACTCGTTTATAAGTAGTTCTTGATATTTTTTTACAAGTCCTACAACCTCTTTATTTGGAATAGCATTTCCTCCATTTGTTGAGTAAGCAGTATACCCACCTTGCTCATTTTCCACGATTCTTATGTTCTTAAATAACATAAGAAATGTTTTATCAATTTCTCGCATATAATCTCTCCTTACAAAAAGAAAAAGCCCTATACTTAGATGGGCTATCATCTAAATACGGACTTTTCTTAGTCAGTCGATATTAGGTTAACATCATCAGTTGATGTATAGCCCCACCGACTGACTATTTTATGTTAGCATACATTAGATAGCTAGTCTAGTATATGCCATGAGTCTTTCTTCACAAGACTAAATATACTATAACATATTGATATATGTGTGTCAATAAAAAAAGAAAAAGTTCCATGCATAGATTGCTCTACACAGGAACTCATCTTTAGTCAAATCAAGGGGCGAACCTCTCATTGACTGTCTGAGCTGTAGCCCAGACAGTCAGCTCAGAAAGAGGATTTCGTCTCATTACCGAAGTAAAGGGCTTTCTCCTTATTTCTATCAACCATCTACAATGACGCAACAAAGCTACATGGCGCACCATATAGTTGTTGGTGTTTGTAGTACGTTCGAGCTGACTTAATAAATATAACACATCAAATTATTTTTGTAAACAGAAAAATAGCGGGAGTTTAAAACTCTCGCTATTTTTCTTGCAAACAAACACACATTTTGTATGAAAGAAGATTTTTCATAACAGACAAGTAATATCTTGTCTGTAATAACACTATAACATGATTAAATCTCAGTGTAAACAGGAACTTATTACTCAGCAAAGGTCTTTACTATCTGCTCACACTGTTTATCGACAACATCATTTACCTCATTAAATAGTGCTTCATATTCTTTGTCCATATCTATGCCATCTAAATCATCTGTGCTGATTGTTCTTTTTTCAGACACCTCTACTGTATAAAAGTTATCTCTTACTTTTATTGCACATCTTGATACCGCACTAATTTCTGTAGGTACTGCTCTTGTTACATATTCACTCATTACTTTCTTCCTCCGTATTTTATAAATGCAAGTATTATAATAAATAATAGTTCACAGAATATAGTACAAAACACTCCTGCTACAAATGGATTTACTAACATATTATTCACCTTTCTTCTTAGATATTCTAAGAACAGTTGTTACCTTCTTTTCCTGACAATCTGACATAGACTGTACCAACTCATCAGATATTTTTCCATGATATATGGCTGATTCAAGAGCATCAAAATCAACATATTCCTTAGTCTTAACAATATCATCAGCAATATTATTTGATTTAAGGAACTCAATGAGTTTATCCTCTATGAATGTGACTTTTTCCTGCTCTGTAATCTTTGCAGTGCCTAATGATGTTGATACTTCTGTAAGATTATATTCATGCATCAGCTCTTTAATTTGTGTGTTCTCTGCTGACGCCTGTTTCTTGAAATCCTCTTCGTTTCTTTTGTTGACGATGTAACTCTCAACTAATTTCTCCAACGCTGAGGAAGGCAACAAATTTTGCTTTCCTGGAGTATCTGTGTTGTCTGTGTCTAAAAAATTCTTTCTCATATTTTCTCCTTCTTTCTACGAAATTGTCCCATTATGCCATTTCTTCCATGAACAATCGCGGTTTTAAATTCAATGAACTTCCATATATCCTTTGTATTCCAATATCTTGTCTGTCTGTTGCCTTCTTGAATATATTCAGGTAACAGAGATGCAAGTTCATTATCTGGATTCTCTCTCTTCCACTTATACCAGTTGTTGATTGTTTGTACAGAGGAATCAATACGCATAGCAAGTTCCTCTATCTTGATATATCCTTCCATATTACCTCCTTTAGTCTAAAAGATAATCTACTAACTCTCGTTTATTCATGCCAACTATTTTACCATCTACAATAGAATCACTCATTTCACCCTTTTCATAAACGAGCTTATGTATCTTTTCATCTATAGTGTTTTTACACATAATCGTGTATATAGTGACATTACTATTCTGACCAATACGATGGCATCTATCTACTGCTTGTTCTCTTAATGCCATGCTCCATGGCTCATCAAGCATGATTATTACTGAGCCCGCAGTCAGTGTGAGTCCTGTACCCATAGCACCGGTAGTACCGATAATCACATCTGTAGTGCCACTCTGAAAATTATTTACTACGTCTTGTCTGAGATTATCAGGTGTATCGCCTGTTATAATGCCTAATCTGTAATTCTGTGACAGTCTATTGTATGCTTCATAAGTAATCTGTGACCAATTAGAGAATACTACTACTTGCTGACCATTACTTATTGCATCAGATATGAGTTCTTCCATTCTGTCTAACTTTGCGCTCTCTTGTACTTGGCTCGATAAGATACCAGTATAACCTGTAGCTTGTCTTAGTCTTATCATTTCTGCAAGAGGATTAGGTGAAACAGAAATCATATCTATATTAGACTTAATCTCTGATTTAATCTCTTTATATATGATAGACTGTTTAGCAGTCATATCCACATACTCATCTATATATGTTTTTTCTGGTAAATCTAAGACATTCTTTTTTAATCGCCTTAACATTATAGATTGAAGTTGATCCTCTAATTCATCTAAATGCTTATAGCCTACTATTTCATATCCCCCATATCCACCAAACACTGCATAATAATTCTTAAATGTATAAAATGCGTGTTTCTCATAACCTAACCATCTAAGAATAATATACAAATCAAGAGGTGAGTTCATGAGAGGTGTTCCTGTAAGAGCTACCCTTACATCTGCATCAAGTTTAATAAATGCTTTTCCTTGCTGAGATGAAGGATTTTTCATTTTATGTACTTCATCAGCCGCAATCATGTTTATCTTACAAGCACTCTCAGAATGTAGCCATTTAATTATCAGGTCGTTGATATCATCATTTCTCAATGACTCTACATTAGTTATAAGAAAATAATCATCTATATCTTCTAGGTGCTCTAAATCATAAATCTTATCTTTAGTAGAGCCTATATAGATTTCTCCTGTTCTTTTCTTAGTTCGTTGACCTAGTATATAACCTCTTTCATTAGAATGTTTTGCAATCTCATTTTGCCAGTTCCACTTTAATCCATTTACTCCACATATTATAAGACAATGCGAAAATTTATAGAACTGCTTCTTGGCTACTGCAATATCAATAACTTGTTTAGTTTTACCTAACCCCTGGTCATCACCTAATAACCATCTTTCATGCATCATTCCATACTTAAATCCTTCTTTCTGATGATTAAAGCACTTTGTTTTAAACTTATAATCATCGAGACTGAAATTAAGTGATGGATTAAGCTCAACATATCTTCCACTCACATCGAAGTCGTGATTAGGAAATCTGTTGAACATGAATGGTAAATCCTCTATTCGTATCTCCCATTCTTTTGACCCCTTTATCCAGCTTCTATATCTCAATTCTTTAATTGCATCAATCACATCTTGATTGAACGGGAAAGAGAGATATGCTGAATAATCTTCGGGCATAAATTTAGATTTTTTAATTCTTACTGTAATCATAAATAATATATCTCACTTTCTGCTAAACATTCTATAACATATTTAAGTGCTTGTCAATTCTACAAAAGAAAGAGCCATCCACGAGTTCGTGGATGGCTCAAATAGAAGTCATTTTTAATTCATAATCAATCATTGTTAATGGTTACTGAAATTGATGTGGCAGAAGTTAAATCAAACTTCTTAATAGTTTTAGCTAAGATGTCTGACTCTACATTGACATATCCTTCTGAGAAGAATTTAATCAACTCTTTGCCATCTTCATCCATCAATGTAACTTTTACTCCCTCTGTTTTTAAAGCTGATAAGAAATCACTGAGTAACATATATTATCTCCTTTCTAAATGTTTAAATAGTTGTTCCTGAGATTTTGCTAGTATCCTCTTTAGCTGAGATACTGATATATCAAATTCCTCAGCCAATGGTTCATAACATATTTCATCAATAATGCGGCGTTTAAGAATTGCTCTATCTCTTTCACCACGGACATATCTATCAATAGCTTCTGCAATTTCATAGTTGTCCATGTCACTGAGTTTCATCATTTACGCCTTCTTCTTCCTCTTTTTCTATATCTAGTCTTGTACACTCTCGCCATAGTTGAAATCTCCATTCATATCGTTACCGATATAATTAGCATTTCCATCTGTGTTTTCGACTGTAACAGTATCATATTCTTCTACTGGTAAAGAGATATACCAGATAAAACCGGCTATTGTAGCTGCCCATAAAACTAATACTATTACTAGTGTGATTATCAATCTTTTGATGACGATTGAAAAGTGATTCATTATGCCCTCTAAAACAAAATAGGACACATTTTCATTTCTCTTGTCTTCCATTG